TTCGGTTATAAAATCCACTACATTCGTAGGAGATTGTGTAGTGTGCTCACCTGAAGCATCAGCAAAACTTGACTGATCTAAAACAGGTGTTTTCCACCAGGTATTACTACTTGCATCAATACCACCAACATGAATTGTGTTTGTTGGTGAGTCTGCATCGGTAATTGCTCCTGCACTCAACAAACCAGCAAGAGGATGAAAAGCATCAACAGCAGGACTTTCATCAAACATATTCTCTGCTACTTTCTTTTCTAAACCTTTCTGAAGGTTCTTTACTTTTGCACCAACAATGTTCTTGATAGCCTGTGGGCTATTCATTAACAAGGTCTCTTCTTTGGTTAAGAGGAAATGACCTGTTAACATGGTTGGGTTATAGGATGCAGTCTTTGCAATATCTGCTTTTGCTGGAGTGTATGCACTTCCAAGACCATGTTGATCTCCAAAGACACTTGAACCACCATCAGCATATTCGACTGGTACAACGATCTCACGACCATTGAAGGTTTTTGCCTTACCCTTCAGTATCGCCAGTAATGGATGAGACTTCTTAAAGATGTTATCATACAAAACAGGCATATAATACTGCTGAATAAGGGCACTTAATGAAGCGGATCCTGTTCCACTTACTACAATATTTGCAGATGCCATTTTATGACTCCTTTATTCGGTATTTATGTGTTAAAAAAAGAAGCAACATCGATGTCATCGTAATTTGTGATCTTTTCCTGCTTATCACTCTTGACACCAACATTCTTCTGTACGTTTACTGGGACAGATGGCTTTGGCTTGGCTTTGACCTCTTCTTTTGGTTTGTCAAAGTTCATTACCTTGTATGCTTCATCCAGAGTTAGCAGTCTCCCATCCTTTTCGTGTCGTTCAATTGCATAATCCAAGACTTCCTGGGTTTGCTTATCATCAAGCGAATACGTTGATTTGAGTTCTGCCATTGACTGGTCCAAAACATTTTGTGCTTCCATCTGTGCCACTTTATCCTGGGCTTCTTTTAATTCAGATTCCCAGGGGTTCGGAAGGTCCTTGTTATCCATCTGTAGGGTTTGACGAAACAATTGCCCTGCATCTTTGCCTAATTCATCCTCTATCGCTTCTATGAGCGTGTCAGAGAAATCTTCCGATTCTTTTATTTTTTCCACCAATTGGACCAAAGGCTCTACTGCCCTACGCTGATCGGCTATTTCCTGGGCCTTTTCTGTATTGGATTTATTCCAGGAATGCCTGTTGTCAGCATCTTTTTTCCAGGACTCTATATCAGATAGGGTGTATCGTGAGCCATCTTCTGATTCATAAACAACTGATGATTCATCAGGGGTTTCACTAACCGTATCGGTTTGCTCTTGTTCACTATCTGCAAGTTCCTGGTTTGGTTCATTGGTTTCGGTTGGTTCGGCTGGTTCTTCTGACTCTGTGGTCACAGCCTGTTCTGTATCGGACTCCTGGGTTGATTGCTCTCCTGTAAAGAGTTCATCAGGAATCGAAAGGTTGTCGTAATCACCATTAAGCGAGGTATCCTCACCTACTTGTGGGTCTGTACTAAAATTTCCTACCTGTATCTGTTCTGATTCAGGTGTTACTTCTAAATTGGTTGTTCCTACTATATTCATTTCAGCCATGTTGTTTTCCTTTCAGTTGGTCTTTCGACACTGGTTTTTGAGCAAAAAAAAACCCAATGATCACCAGGTTATTCCTGATACATCATTGGGCTTCTGTGTTAAAGATTGTCCCTATATTTCTAAGGTTTACTTCATTCTTTTAATTTGATACTTTTCCTTTCATTGATATTGGCTACTCCACCTTCAAAGAAGTTAATTTCAATTTTTCCTGTAAATTTTTTTGCTATTTTCATCTGTAAATATGTAAATAACTTTTTCATTCTTTAATTGCAAAGAACATAAGTAGAACGGTCCTATTGCCTTGATGAGGTTCTACCATGTGCCTTACAGGGTTATTAAATTTTCCTGCTGTGTAAATGACACCATTCAAATAATGGTCCTTTACCTCTTGTGGTTCTCCATCTATTTCAAATAATATCCTTCCACCTGTGTATTCATATGGACTGGATAGACATACAGTTGTCCCATATTGACACCAGGCCATATGATTATCTACAAATTCCCCACTTACTAGTTTGCATCCATCAAAATGCCACTCGTGCCCCTTTGGGCGTGTCTCAATTCGCCAATAACTGGGGCTTTCTAATACAAACTCATGGTCATCTACCATTGATTGGTAACGTTTGGCCACTTTTTGGACCAATTCGTGTGAAAAGTCAGATTTCATACCCTTTGATTTGCCCATATCCTTTAGATTATTGGCTTCGTCAGGGGTAAGTATGCCTAAATACTGCTGATACATTAATATCCTTTAGACTTCGCTAATGCTTTCTTATACTTCTTCATCCCTGCTTCGGTGTACTTAAACTTCTTTGTTTTACCTTTCATTTTTAATTTTGGCATTGTTCTATCCTTTTGTTATGTGATGGGCAGAGTAAAAACCTCACGCCCTAGGTTGATCCATTTCAGAATCCTCTCCCTGCCCACCAACCAATCCTGCTACAGTTATGATCCGTTCCTGGACTTCGCCAGGTAGTTGTTGAAAATCTGGTGATTCTGCAAGTGCTGGGTTTGCTATGATCATTTGTGCTAGTGCTTCTTCTCCTGGTCCCCCTGGCCCTTCTTGAAGTACCTGGGCTACTAGTTGCCCTAATTGCTGTTGCATATCTTCAGCCTGTTGTATCTGCTGTTGTGGTGGTACTTGTTGATTTCGTACATACCAGTTCTGTATCACATCCTGCTTATCAGATATATTTAAGGCGTTTACTACTTCTTCAATACCATAAACACCCAACTGGAATAACTCCAATGCTCTTTCTTCATTGGCTACACGACCTTGTGCATATCTACTGCCTGTAGTGACATCCACATCAAATTCACTATCTGTTAATCGCTTGGCAGTTCCAGGATCAAATTCTGGTGTTCCTTCCATATTTCCATCTGCATCGTATACAGCCATTGGATTGAACTCGGTAAACTCGAATTGGCCTTCTGCATCTTGCTCTCTGATAGAACGTATCTCTTCATCAAAGGTCAATATCATCTGGACCATATACTCACCTATTTCTTTGGTAAGCCTTGCTACCTCTTTATTTATCTTAAATCGTTGCCTGGTTTGACTGGCTTCTTGGAGTGCAACAATGGCCCTTCCTGAAGTAACCCCACCTGGCTTACGCCCCTGGGTCACATCGTTTACTCCTGTGATATTTTCCATGAACTGACCTACCTGGGCAATATAGTTTTGTATATACCCTGGTATAGGTGGTGGCATCTCAAAAGTAACATCTGATGGGTCTACAACCGTTATTTCTTCACCTGGAGCACCTGTTATGGGCCTGGTCAATTGCCCTTTTGCTCTTTGTGTCACCTTCCGAATAGGAAACCCCATCTTTCTAATGTTCTCATTGATTGCACTAAAGGTCTCATTCATTGCTTTGGTCTGTGTTCTAACGTGCTCTACTTCACCCATTCCCCAGAAGTTGTGTGGAGATTTGTAATTAGACACCATAAATACTGGCATTCTGTATAGTTCCAATGGTTCATCTACTATTAATTGGTCCCCAACAACAATTGTATGCCTACCATTGGGATATTTCTCTCTATCTTGCTCATTGCTATAACATTCAATGACCAATGCCATATCGTATTCACTCTCTACATTGGCACTTTCTATACCACCATTATCATCTGCTTTCTGATATGCTTTGTAATCGTTCAATCTACCATCTGCTGGAGCCTTGATACCAAATTCTCTATATATCCTGGAAGTTTCCATTGGCACAGCAAACATAAAGTATTCACCTTCCTTGAGGTCCAGGTCTGTGGCATATGGATGGGGTACTACTGTAAATGGGTCAATGACCTGGACATCAAAGCCTTTAAATACACCTTCATCGGTAACAACAGGTAATATCTGCAAGAACCCATTGCTGTATATAAGACTGTCCTTTACAGCCTGTAATATTTGCCCATATAGGTCTGTCTCTTCAACGATCTGCTGGAATCTCTTTTGCATCATTTCACTAAAGAAGATGTCATTCTTCTCTCTGGGCATTACATCCACAGTAGGTTGAAAATCATTAATAATAGGTAGTATGGTCTCTACTACAGCCAAAGGAAAGTTAAATATCATCCTAGACTGATTTTCTGCACCCTTGCTTGGATTGGACCAATGTCTACCATAATACAATCGTTCATTCTTACGCCATCTATCTGCCTGGTTCTCTCTTGCCTTTTTGCTTTTGTCTAACCAATTCTGTACTTGTGGTATACGTTCTGATACATCTGCGATCTGGTCCAATGCAGTTTGCATATCTGAAGCATTCGTGTAATCCATTCCTGCCATTATGCCCTCTTTGATGCTAAACTATTTGATATAAGATTAGGATACTTCCATCCTTTACTTTTACTGTATGACTTGGCCCAGGCTATTTGTCCAGGTGTCAATTTCTTGCTTTTCTTTTTTGGATTCTTTTTATCCCAAAATGCTTTTTTCATTAGATATTATCCCATTGTGGTTGTGAGTGATCTACATCTACTACGATGGAATCAATGAACCTCTCGGTGTCTGTCTTGGTATCAGGCTTCTTACTACTTCGTACTACCTCACCTATCATATATCTAAGACTATCAACACCATGATCATCCTTTTTTAATGGTTTTTCTGGTTGATTCAGGTCTATTCTGGATGCACTAGGTTGCTCCCATTGATAGTTGACCATTTCTCTTCTAAGATTCTCACAGGACCTGGTTATAAATAACCTATTGGTCTTAATATATTCTGTTACTTTATCAATACCACCCTGAACATCGTTATTTGCCCCAATAACAGGGATATTCATCTGTCTATATCTATTGCCTATGGTTTCTGGGTCATCCTTTTTCCCTGGTCCAGTGGATGGGTCAATAACATACGTTTCGTATCTACCTTCATTCTGATAGGCTTTAATGGCTCTACAATGATACTCTGCATCTTGCCCTGCTTCGTAATGTTCCCTGTATACCCATATCTTATCATCGTTATCTACTGCACCCCACAGCACAGCAGTTGGATTGGTCCTGCCATGATCGATCGCAATGAATCTTCTCCAGGCTGGGTCAGGGTTAAAATCATTTACTACATGAATACTTGGCTCAAAGTCAGGGTATATCTGCCCTTCAAAGGCATCCCAGGAACCATACAGATACCTGTTTACCCATATCTCGTTATAATTCTTCTTTAAACTATCAATATATCCATCAGGTAGGTTGGCCTTATTCTCTTCTGTCTTGGCATTGAACATAATGTTCCCAGGAATGGGATCATGGATAAATCGATGCCAGACCCAGTTATGGCCTAATGGGTTTCCTGTTATCCAACATTGTGGACTGGATACTGCTCGTAAACGACCTAAAAGCGTAAGAAATACCTCTTCTGATACCTCTTCAGCCTGGTCTATGTAAAACCATCCCAGGTTAATAGATAATAATTTAGCAGGGTCATCCAGGGACCTGAATATAATCTCATGCCCATTGGCAAATATGCACCTGTTCTCTTGCTTTTTGTACTCATAATGCACACCTGGTAGAAATCCACATAAGTGTAATAGTTCAAAAAAGGTTCTCTGTGTAGAATCTCTTAATTCTGGGTAGGTCTGCCTTGCTATCATGCCCAGTTGTGGTGGCTGTTCAGGATCTAAAACCCTGGTAATACCTTTTAAGATTCCTGCAAAGGTCTTTCCATTACCAATACCACCAAAGAATGCGACAACTTGCTCTTCGCATTTCATAAATTTTGCCTG